TTTCAAAGCACAGTTGCACCTAGTGGATATGTTAGTAAAATTAGAGTGGGTAGTGCTTATAAAAATATACTTGATGGATGGGTTGCAGTAGACTCTACTTCTAGTGGTTCACCTAATGTTTGGAAAAAAATAACTACAGGTTATATCTCTGTGGAAGATAACACAGGAGACGACGTTTGGGTTGATATATTTAAAGATTAAAAATTAAAAATTAAAAATTATGACAGTAAGTTATTTATGGAATTGTACAAGGGTAGACGCTTATCCTGTAGAAGATGAAAACCCTGATGTGGTTTACAATGTACATTGGAGTATTTTAGGGGCTAGTAATGAGGATATTATGCCTAATGGCCAACCTTATCAAGCCTCAACGGTTGGGACACAAATTTTAGATACCTCAACTGTAACTGAGTTTATTCCTTTTGAGGATTTAACTAACGAGATAGTTACTGATTGGGTTATAACTGCAATGGGAACTGAAGCAGTAGATGCTTTAAAACTTGGTATAGCTAATCAAATAGAAGAACAGGTTAATCCAACATCTTTATCATTAATAATAGGACAGCCTATTCCGCCTACTAATTAGTAATAAATAAATCTTAATAGTAGTAGAATTATTTTACTTATATTTGTTTAAATATTAATAATTTAAATTAAATCAAATGTCAAAAAAATTAAACGAAGAACAATTAACTACCTTACAAGGTTTACAAGAAGAATTTAACAAGGCAAAAACAGAAATTGCTGATTGCGAAATTAAAAAAGCTTCTTTAATAGTTAGTCTTTCAGAGATCCAAAAAAGATTTGGAGAAGAAGAAAAGGCTTTAATGGAAGAGTTTGGAGAAAATGTAATAATTAATCTGCAAACTGGAGAAATTAAAGAGCCTAAAAAAGAAGAAGAAAAACCTTTAGAAGCAGTAAAATAAATTACAATGGCAAAAATTAGCAACACATCGGCATATCCTAATATTTCAAATCTTGATGCAGCAGATTATTTAATTCTAACTGATGCTGAAAATAGTTTGTTAACTAAGTCTTGTACGATAGGTACGTTGCAAAGTTTTATTGCTAGTGGAGGCATTACTCTTACAACAACTGGTTCTTCTGGATCTTCTACTCTTATTGATGGTGTATTGAATATACCTGAATATACAGCAGGAGATGTTAATTCGGTAAATTCTCAAACAGGATCAGTTGTTATTACCGCTTCTGGTGGATTAACAATTACAGAAACTGGAACTAGTACTATTAATATTAGTGGTACAGGTGCAGGAAATTTTGTTAGTTTATCAGTTAACGGAAATTCTTCGGCTGCTACGTTAATATCAGGAGTTTTAAATATTCCTCAATATCAACGAGCTATTACTGTTTCAACAGGAGGTACAGGTGCATCTAGTTTAATAGGAGCTAATTTAAATATTCCTTATGATCCAGTAACTTTAAGTACAAATGGAAATAGTGGATTAGCAAGTCTTACAGGAACAGTTTTAAACATTCCTCAATATCAACGAGCTATTACTGTTTCAACAAATAATTTTGGAGCAGCAACTCTTACAGGAGCTAATTTAAATATCCCTTATAATCCAATAAGTTTAACTACAAATGGAACTACAGGAGATGCTACGTTAACTAATGGAACTAACATTTTAAACATTCCTGTTTACCAATCTAATCTTACTCTTGCAACAGGTACAACTTCTGGTGCAGCTAGTATTTCTGGAGGTACATTAACTATTCCAAACTATGGGAATAATGCTGGAGGGCCTCTTATTGCGGTATTTAAATTATCAATATCAGGTACTACTTTAAGTGGTAGTGCTTTTGTGAATAATTTTGGAGGATCATGGACTTTTACTAGAAGTGTTGCTGGGGATTATGTAGCTACAAATTCTAGTGCATCAATGACAGAAGGGTATGTAATGTGTTTAGTAAATAATCCAAATGTTACAGTTTCTCCAAATGGTGCTGGTGGTGGATCTTATCCAGAACAAACAAGTGCTGAAAGAAAAACCTCTACTGAAATAAAGATAATAAATTATGATCTTTCTACTAGTGGAGTTGGAGTTAAAAAAGACTTTGGAACTTCTGACGTATGGGTTGAAGTTAGAAGTTACCCACTATAAAAATGGATATAAGAAAAATTTCTATAGGAGCTGATTATAAATCTAATGCAATGCATTATATTGTTGGTCAAAATGTTCTTGGAGGATCTTATCATATATTACATATTCTTTACGATTTTGATTCTTATAAAATATGGATAATAAAAGGGAGTGAGGTTTTGCTTTGGAAGGAATTTAAAAACACATTACCTATATCATTAGAGTATAATATTAATTTTTAATATGAAAAATATAATTCAAAAAGATTGGAAAGATATACTTTGGGAAAAAATGTCAAAAGAAGAAAAAGAAAAACCAAGTGTATTCAATAAAAAACCAATTAAAAAAGCTAAAAAAAATTTAGTGTAAATTAAATCAAATTCAATGAAATCTCCTTATAGTTTTATTGTTAGTCCAAAAAAGGGAAGGCGATATGATAATATAAAAAAATACGGAAATAAAGATTTTATCACAAGCTCTTCCGAAGAAGATCATAGCTCTTCTAATCGTTTTGCAGTAGTTATTTCTACTCCTATTAATTATAATGGCCCAATAAAAAAAGGTGATACTCTTTTGGTTCATCACAATGTTTTTAAGTTTTATAATGATATGTATGGTAATAGAAAAAGCGGTAAAAGTTTTTTCAAAGACGATTTGTTTCTTGTAGATACAGATCAATTTTATATGTATAAAAATAAAAGCGAATGGATAGGTCATGACAAGTATTGTTTTATTAAGCCTTTAGAATCAAAAGATGGTTATCTTAAAAAAAGTTCTAAATACGAGCCATTAACTGGAACAGTAAAATATATAAATCAAGATCTTTTAGATAAAGGTGTAAAGGTTGGTGATGTAGTTTTATATCAACCTGATTCTGAATATGAATTTCTTGTTGATGACGAATTGCTTTATAGGATGTTTACTAATAATATTACTGTAGTTTTATGATATATCATGAAGATAGTTTTTTAACTCCAGAGTATTTTAATAAAATTAATGATTCTATAAACAGTCAAGAATTTATTCCAGTAGATGTAGGTAATGCTTTTTTTCATGTTCAGCCTTCAAATAAAACGTTTGATGATTACGTTATTGAAAAGTTAGAAAAAATAGAAGGTAAAAAATTATCAAACATAACTTCTTTTTTTAGAGTAGCTACAGATAAGCTTGATGCTTCTTGGAGAATACATTCTGATTTAATTGTTAATGGTGAAAAACCAGATAGAGCATTAGTTTTTTATCTTTCTCCTAAAAAAAGAACTGATTTGCATGGTACTGCTTTTTGGAATCATCATGTTCATGGGGAAAAACTTTTTGATAATTGTACAAATGAAGAGTATGACACTATGATTAAATCAGATTCAAATGATTTGACTAAATGGAAATTAAGACAAGTTGTTGATTATAAACCTAATAGATTAGTGTCCTACCCAGCAAATTATTTTCATAGTAAATACCCTAATGAGGGGTGGAAAGAAGGAAGAAAAGTTTTTGTAATGTTTTATAAATTTAAATGAAATGGATGTAAATAAAATTAAACTTCAAATTATAAAAGCTGGAGAAAAAGCTGTTCAACAATTAATAAAAGTCGCTGAAGAGCAAATTATAAAGTATGGAGAAGATGATGAATTAGCAGCTGATAAATTAAAGAATGCTGCGGCAACTAAAAAATTAGCTATATTTGATGCTTTTGAGATACTAAAAAGAATTCAAGAAGAAAAAGACGAAATAGAAGGAGTAGATAATAAAACAAATAACGCGCCAAAAGGATTTGCTGAATCAAGATCAACATAATTTATATATAAAAATTGTAAACTTTATTCCTAATAATGTTTTGGCTACTAAAAACAAAGCTAAATCTTGGAATTATGGTTATAATGAAAAATACGATATTGTTGTTATTTCTAAATCTGGAAAAATAGGAGACATTATTTCTATTCAAGGGTTAAGAATAGCTTTGCCTAAATTAGAAAAAGATATTTACTCAAGAAGTAAAGTATCTTCTGAACAATACTGGAAAGCTCAAGAAATACCCAAACCTTTAAGTAAAATAAAATCTATATTTCAATGGCATAATACATCTTCTGTTTTTAAAAATCAATGGGTTGATTATATTGAGCAACAATTTAATTATAGAGAAAAAGGTTATTGGTTTAAAAACAATGGAGTTTCTACTTATATAACTGGTTCTCATTGGATGTATCTTCAGCATACAAAAATAGATGTAGGACTTCCTGATTTTAGAGAGGCAAATAGAATATTTTATATTCATTGGGAGGCTTGTAAGGCAGATAATAGATCTTTTGGCAATGATTATTTAAAAATTAGACGATCTGGATTTTCGTACATGGGAAGTGAAGAGTGTGCTAATATTGGAACAATAACTAAAGATGCTAGAATAGGAATCCTTTCTAAAACTGGAGCTGATGCTAAAAAAATGTTTACCGATAAGGTAGTTCCTATATCTAATAATTATCCTTTCTTTTTTAAACCCATACAAGATGGTATGGATAAACCTAAAACAGAATTAGCTTATAGGGTTCCTGCTTCTAAGATTACTAAAAAAAATATGTATGAAGATGAGGTTGATGAAGTTGAAGGTTTAGACACAACTATTGATTGGAAAAATACAGGTGATAACAGTTATGATGGCGAAAAATTAAAGTTATTAGTACATGATGAAAGTGGTAAGTGGGAAAAACCTAATAGCATAATAAAAAACTGGGGTATTACTAAAACTTGTTTACGTTTAGGTAGCAAGATTATTGGCAAATGCATGATGGGATCAACATCAAATGCTTTAGATAAAGGAGGTGCTAACTTTAAAAAACTTTATTACGATTCTGATGTTACTAAACGTAATTCAAATGGTCAAACTAAAAGCGGGTTGTATTCACTTTTCATCCCTATGGAATGGAATATGGAGGGATTTATTGATCTTTATGGAATGCCTGTTTTTGAGACTCCTGAAAAGCCTGTAAAGGGAATAGATGGTGAAATGATAAGTCAAGGAGCTATTAATTATTGGCAAAACGAAGTAGATTCTTTATCTAGTGATCCAGATGCATTGAATGAATTCTATAGACAGTTTCCTAGAACAGAATCTCATGCGTTTAGAGACGAGAGTAAACAATCTTTGTTTAATCTTACTAAAATATACCAACAAATTGATTATAATGATTCTTTAATGATAAAGCAGCATATGACTCAAGGTTCTTTTTCTTGGCATAATGGTGTTAAAGATACAAGGGTTATTTGGACGCCTGATAAAAGAGGAAGATTTTTTGTAACTTGGATACCAGAAAAAACATTAAGAAATCATGTTGTTGTAAAAAACGGAAAAAAATATCCAGGTAATGAACATATTGGATCTTTTGGTTGTGATTCATATGATATTTCTGGCGTTGTTGTTGGTAAAGGATCTAACGGTTCTTTACATGGTATGACTAAGTTTAATATGGATACGGCTCCAAGCAATCAATTTTTTTTAGAATATATTGCTAGGCCACAAACGGCAGAGATTTTTTTTGAAGAAGTTTTGATGGCTTGTATATTTTATGGTATGCCTATTTTATGTGAAAACAATAAACCAAGATTATTGTATCATTTTAAAAATAGAGGTTATAGAGCTTTTAGTATAAACAGACCAGACAAAACATTTAATAAGCTTTCTAAAACAGAAAGAGAGTTGGGTGGAATACCTAATTCTAGTGAGGATGTAAAACAATCTCATGCTTCTGCTATAGAATCTTATATAGAAAAACATATTGGTTTAGATTTAGTTGGAAATTATAGAGATCCTGATGATATGGGTATAATGTATTTTCAAAAAACATTAGAGGATTGGGCAAAGTTTGATATAAATAATAGAACAAAATTTGATGCCTCTATTAGTTCAGGTTTAGCTATAATGGCTAATCAAAAACACCTATATACACCAGCTAAAGAAAAATCAAAAATAAGCATTAACTTTGCTAGATATAACAATAAAAATTCTATTAGTCAATTACTTAAATAAATGAAAGACGTAAAAATACAAGTTAACTCAGCTGCGTTTCCAGATCAATTTGCTTCTGATTCGGTAAAAGACACTACAGAGTATGGGTTGCAAATAGGACAAGCAATACAGTATGAATGGTTTAGAAGAGATGGAGGATCTTGTAGGTTTTATTCTCAATGGGCAGAGTTTAATAAATTAAGATTGTATGCTCGTGGAGAACAGTCTATTGCAAAATATAAAAATGAAATTTCTGTTGATGGAGATTTATCTTATTTAAATTTAGATTGGACACCTGTTCCTATTATTCCTAAATTTGTAGACATTGTTGTAAACGGTATGAACGATAGGCTTTTTAAAGTAAAAGCTACTGCTCAAGATGCTATGTCTGCTGAAAAAAGAAATCAGTTTCAAGAAATGATTCAAAGCGATATGATTGCAAAACCTTTGTTGCAACAGATAAATACTGACTTTGGAGTTGATGCGTTTCAAACAAGCGAAGATGAATTGCCTGAAAATGATCAAGAGTTAGAGCTTTTTATGCAAATGAATTACAAGCCAGCTATTGAGATTGCTGAAGAAACGGCTATTGATACTATATTGTCTGCTAATCATTACAACGAAAGTAGAAAAAGAATTGATCTTGACATTACTACTTTAGGAATTGGTATTGGTAAACATATGTTTCTTCCTGGAGATGGCGTAAGGGTTGAGTATTGTGATCCAGCAAATGTTGTTTACAGTTATACTGAAGATCCTTATTTTAAAGACACTTTTTATTGGGGTGAAATAAAAACAGTTCCAATAACAGAACTTATAAAAATTGATCCTACATTGACAAATGATGATTTAAGTGAGATTTCTAAATATAATCAATCATGGTATGACTATTATGATGGTGCAGCAGCATACAATAATAGTATGTTTTCTAGAGATACTGCTACTTTACTTTATTTTAATTACAAAACCACTCATTCTTTTGTTTATAAGAAAAAGAAAATGTCTGATGGAACATTTAAAGTAGTTCAAAAAGATGATCAATTTAATCCACCACAAGAAATGATGGATGAAGGAGAGTTTGAAAAAGTAACTAAAAAAATTGATGTTTGGTATGATGGTGTAATGGTTATGGGTACTAACATTATGCTACAGTGGAAATTAGGAGAAAACATGGTAAGACCAAAATCTTCTAGTCAATATGCATACCCTAACTATGTAGCTTGTGCGCCTAAAATGTACAAAGGATCTTTAGAGTCTTTGGTTAAAAGAATGATTCCATTTGCAGACTTAATTCAAATGACTCATTTGAAAATACAACAAGTTGTTTCTCGTGTTGTACCTGATGGTGTTTTTATAGATGCAGATGGATTAAACGAAGTTGATCTTGGAACAGGTAATGCGTATAATCCCGAAGATGCTTTAAGATTATACTTTCAAACAGGTAGTGTTATTGGTAGGAGTTATACTGGGGATGGAGAATTTAACAACGCAAGAGTTCCTATTCAGCAACTAACATCAAATAGCGGTGCTAGTAAGATGCAAATGCTTATCACCAATTATAATCATTACTTAGATATGATAAGGTCTGTAACAGGCTTAAATGAAGCTAGGGATGGATCTAGTCCTGATCCTAATTCTTTAGTAGGTGTTCAAAAATTAGCAGCTTTAAATTCTAACGTAGCTACTAGGCATATTTTAAATGCCAGTTTATATATTACAAAAACTTTAGCTGAATGTTTATCAATTAGAACGGCAGATGTTTTAGAGTACGCAGACTTTAAAGATGAATTTGCTATGCAGATTGGTAAATATAATTTAGGAATACTTCAAGACATTAAAAATCTATACTTGCATGACTTTGGTATTTTTATAGAAATGGCTCCAGATGAAGAGGAGAAAGCTATGTTAGAGCAAAATATTCAGATGGCATTATCTAAAATGGATATAAATCTTGAAGATGCTATTGATATCAGAGAACTTGCTAATATAAAAATGGCAAATCAATTGCTGAAAGTTAAGCGTAAGGCTAAACAAGAAATGGAGCAACAGCAAAAAGCTCAAGAACAGCAAATGGCTTCTCAGATGCAAATGCAGTCTCAGAAAGCCGCTGCTCAATTAGCGCAACAAACAGCTCAAGCTGAAATGCAATCTAAAATTGCAGTAAAAGAAGCTGAAACATCTTTTGATATTCAAAAACTTCAAGCAGAAGCTCAATTAAAAGAGCAATTAATGCAAGTTGAATTTGATATGCAAATGCAATTAAAAGGTGTTGAACAAGACAACATATTGTCCAGGGAAGATAATAGAGAGCAAGCTAAAAAAGAAAGGATTAATCAGCAATCAACAAATACTTCTAAAATAGCAGAGCAAAAGAAAAGAAATTTAACTTCAATAAACTTTGAGTCTAATGAAGATAGTTTAGATGGATTTGATTTTGCAGAATTTAATCCAAGATAATTAGCTTAAATATATAATTAAATTAGTACTAACTTTGTAAAAAATTAAATCAAATGAGTTTTGAAGTAAAATCAGTTGACGGAAATGTCGAAGAAAAATCAAGAGCGCAAGTTGAAGAGACTCTTTTAAAAAAACACGAAGAGCAATTTGAAGATACAGCAGATAAACCTGTTGATGATGGAATTGATCGTGTAAATTTTAGTAGTCAAGAAACAAAAGTAGAAGACACCCCTGTTGAAGAAACAGAGGTAAAATTAGAAGAAAATGACGTTCTTTTATATATTAAGAATAGATATGACAAGGATATAAATTCTGTTGATGAATTATTTGCGGAAAAAGAGGTGAATGAAGAATTGCCAGAAGATGTGTCTAAGTATTTAAAGTATAAGCAGGAAACTGGTCGTGGAATTAATGACTTCATAAAATTACAAGAAGACATTAATGAAATGGAAGATGATGCTATACTTACTAGCTATTATGAATCTACCGAAGAAGGGTTAGATGAAGAAGATATTAGAGACATTATCGATGATAAATTTTTATATGATGAAGATTTAGATGATGAAAAAGATATTAGAAAAACAAAATTAGCTAAAAAACGAGAGCTTGTAAAAGCTAAAGCTTTTTTGAATGAGCAAAAAGATAAATATAAAGTTCCTCTTGAGTCAAGTGGGGATGGATTATCTAAAGATCAACAAGAAAGTTATAGTACTTACAAGAAATCAATCGAGGACTCTAAAAACGTTGTAGAGCAAAACAAAAAGAAGTATAATTATTTTTTAGATAAAACCGAGTCGGTTTTTAACAATGATTTCAAAGGTTTTGAATTTTCAGTTGGTGATAAAAATATTTCTTTTAAACCAGGAGATGCACAAGAATTAAAAAATCGTCAAGCCGATGTCAATAATTTTATTGGCCAATTTATGGGAGATGATGGCTTAATAGCTGATGCAGAAGGATATCATAAAGCACTAGCAGTTGCTATGAATCCTGATAAGTTTGCTAAACATTTTTACGAACAAGGTATTGCTGCAACTATAGATAATGTTTCTAGAAAATCTAAAAACATAAATATGGATGTAAGACAAGAATCACAATCAGTTTCTAAAAATGGAATAACAATTAGACCTGTTAGCAGAAGCAACGATAATGGAAAGGGACTCAAAATTAGAAGTATTAAAAAACAATAAAATTTTAAATTATGGCAGTAAATGCAACACCAGGATTTGACTTGCAGCCAAGTGCGCAACAAACTCCTTTATCAACAAATTATATAAATAACTTTGATTTCTTAAATCAATATCTTCCAGATGTTTATGAGAAAGAATTTGAACGTTATGGAAACCGATCAGTAGCATCATTCCTAAGAATGGTAGGTGCTGAAATGCCTTCTAACTCTGACCTTATTAAATGGGCAGAACAAGGAAGATTACACACAAAGTACCAGGCGGTAACTTCAGCAGCGGCAGCTGGACAAGATCAAGCTGTTTGGACTATTCCAAACAACATTGCAAACTTTAACCCAGCATTAGGTGGGACATCTAATCAGGCAGCTTTTAGAGCTGGTCAAACGGTTATGATTTCTGACAATACTGGTGGTTCTGCTTTGCAAAACAAAGGGATTATTACAGTAGCTCCTACGGCTGCAAATCCAAATCAAGTAACGATTGCATATTACGAAGCAGGTGGTCAGACTATGGCTGCTGGTGTTTCTTGTGATATCTTTATCTATGGTTCTGAATTTGCTAAAGGTGTAGAAGGAATGCAAGGTTCTTTAGAATCTGACGATTTCTTTTTTCAAAACAAGCCAATTATAATCAAAGATAAGTATGCGGTATCAGGTTCTGATATGGCTCAAATTGGATGGGTAGAAGTTACATCTGAAAATGGTGCAAGCGGATACTTATGGTATATGAAATCTGAGCATGATACAAGACTTCGTTTTGAAGATTATTTAGAAACAGCAATGATTGAAGCAGTTCCTGCTGATGCTGGTTCTGGTGCAGGAGATTACTTGCAAGGTGTAGGAGCTGGTTTATCTGCTGCAAACCTTT